GCTCTTCGATTTCCTCGAACCACTCTGTGAGAATGTTTGGAAACTTTTTCAGGGTAGTTTCGTGGTAAATCATCAGTATCAAGCCATAGTCTGTGGTCTCTTGATTTTCTGGAGTACCAGCAATAAGATTTCCTGTTTTAGAGATATATGCCAACTGTCCAGCTTTGAAGGTCGGTAAATCTTTCTTAAGCACATACCTACGCATAATTATAGTTCCGTCCTTTTTTGATATTACATATTATAGATTGAGATACGCCATAAGACTTTGCAATGTCTATGTTTCTTACCCCTCCACTCTTAAGTAGTTCTTTTATTTCTTCGACCTCCTGTCTGTTTAAGCAGGCTACTGGGCTTTTATGCCCTCTGCGGTCAGTGATAGAATTACCTTTTGGCGACGGTCTACCTTGTGCAAAAGCCTTACTTATGTTCTCTGAGCTTGTAACCCATTGTAAGTTTGATACATTATTATTGCTTTTATCGTTGTCAATATGGTCAACCTGCAAACCATAGCTAGTTTTATCTCCAAGAAAAGCGATTGCTACTATTCTATGAACTGATACTGCTTTGTCAATTTTTAACTTACTATTTCGTAAGTGGACTTGAAGATAACCAGCCCAATTTGGACGTGTGGTCATTGTTTTGTTAGATATAACTGAAAACACCTTGCCAGTATTTGAGACTTTGTAGAGTTTTTCAAGTCCACAAATAGGAACATCTCTCCACTCTTCTTTCAGTAGTCTATACTGCTTCATAATTACTCCTTAAAATAGTTCCAATTGCGTAGCGTAGATTGCACGACTAGCCAATATCTGATTAATTCGATGAATAGTGTGTTCGCTCTCGTTTAGGTCGTTTAATGCACCTTCCTTCATCTCCAGTAAATCCACTGTGTCAACCTCGTCTAATGACTGATAGTCGTCCTCATAGTAAGGTTTTACTTCTTTTTCCATTGGTTTTTCTCCTTCTTTAATTCTTTAATCCATTCTTCGTCTTGTTTGGCTATTTGATATTCCGATATAGCTACAAGAATAAGAATGAACAGTACAAATATTATCCAAATTAGCGTGTACATTATGTTTTATCCTTTATATCTTTAATTAAGATTTCCAACTCTCCGTCTGTCCATTTGTAGGGCTTTTTCATACTTTCTAATAAGTCAACGATATCTTCGCCGTAAGTTTTAAGCATGAATCTTGTGTAACCAATCATATTCCCTTCATCGAATCGATTACACGATCGACATTGAGCGTGTACGTTTCGCTCGTCGTATCTGAGAGCCATCCATCTTCTGTTTATGAAGTGTCCAGCGTCAGCCTGTTCAAAAGGCTTTCTCTGACCGCACGAGCAACAAATAAAGAATCCATCTTCAGAATCTCTCATTCTTATATATTTTGAGAAAATCCTATCAGCTTTCTGAATTAGTTTTCGACTTGCCACGCTATTCTCCTAAACGCCAAACTCTTACGAATCTGCCATTCATAATCGGTCGTTCACTTTTTCGCCAGCCAACAGGCTTAAAATCACTATTAAAGACTTTACCTGTTGTATTTCTGTGTATGTATTCAGGGCGAGGACACTCTTTTAAGACGTCCTCAATCGTGATAAGTGATTTATCCTCTAATAGTTTCTTAGCGGCTGTACAAGCCTCTTCTAGCCACGCCTCCCGCTCTTTTTTGAACAAATCTTTGACGGTTACCATATTAGCTTGTCCTCTGTGATAAAACCATCTAAAGTTGTTATTTTACGGATAGTACCACCAGATTTCTTTCTAAAATCTCGAGCCTCTTTCCTTGTCGTAAAATTTCTGCTTAGCGTTTCGTTTTTGACGATGTACGTTGTGCAGTTGTTTACGTCTCTTAATCTCTGTGAAGTCATTCTCTTCCCCCCGATTCAATCTTCGTGAGATTACTAAATTGTTATCTATAAACGTCCACTTAAACTTCTTCATAAAACTGATGTCTGGGTCTACAATCCGTATCGTAAACCCATTGTCAGTTTCGAGAAGGTAGACTTTTTTTCTTCTCGTCATTTAACCTCCTAAAAAGGTATTTCGCTCAAATCGACAGGCTCGCTAAGGTCAATGTCTTCAGTAATATTTTCAGATTTACTCTTCAGCTTTGGCTCATATCCCCAGATATTTCGCTCATATCGATATTTCTCGTCACCGTTATTATCTATATATGTCTCTTCTGTTTTTTGGATTGTGTACCAACAAGATTTTCCTGACAACTTCTGGATTAGTTGAGACATTTCATATAGGCTCTTCATAGATTTGAAAAAGTCACGAATCTTCTGTTTCTGCTCATCATCTTTTGCATTATGTACAAAAATCTTACGGATTTTATCAACAGAAAAAGGCGTTGCCGCACCAGTAAACCATAACTTAGCATCGCCTTGTTCGCCGTTTGTACCTTGAACCTTCACATTCAGAAATACTTTATCATTTGCATTTTTTTCAAAAGTAGCTTCGGTGATTGTTACAGCGTGAACACCCTCAGTAAAATATGTCGACTCTTTCAAATCTTCCTCACTTAATTTCATATTCTTCAATTCTTCGTCCGTCATACCCCTTATCCTTTCCTTAGAACATTAATTTTTGGACTTCTCTTTCAACTAATCCAAGAGTGGCGTTTTGCACTCTGCCAGTTAGCTCGATTTTTTCTCGATAATCTTCTCGCTTTAATTCAAATATTTGTAACCCTAAATCTGGATTCGTGAACACGTCCGAATAAATACAGAAGTAGAGTTTTTGTAGATTTTCATTTACTAAGAAGTACTGAATAATCTGAGCTTCATACTCAAGCGGTGGACGTTTTTCATAGTAGGCTTTGACTACTTTCCAACTATCCAAGCATTTAATCTCTACGGCTTCTGTCTCATCTTCAAACTCGCCATCTGGTGAGCAAATCATATATTCGTTTACATCAGATTGCCAAACCCGACCAGGGATAATCTTCTTGCCAAGTTTTTCAGAAATCAGCTCTCTAGCTTCCTCTTCTAGGATTTGACCTCTCAGCATAGCCGAATAAGTAGCACCTTCTGGTAAAGTGTAGTCATTCGGATTGATTGGCTTGGCTATTCGCTGAGCAATTAACTTATAGATTGAATCGTTTATTTGAACATTTGCATAAAGTTCATTTAATTCATCTTCAGTAAGCATTGCTCGGATATTATCCATGGTCAGATTTTTCGGAAACTCATAGCCTTTACTTTCAGCAAATTCGATCAGCTCGGCTTTTGGTATATACCGAACTGATGAATAATCTTTAGCTGATGAACCTGAAATCCTGCCTTCGTGAAAATCCAACCACTCTTGACTTCTTTGTTCAAGGTCTAGGATTTTCATTTATCACCTCCTAGCTTTGCCTTTATCTCGTCTTTAACACCGACAAGTTCACGCGATAGCTTTGGATTAGCTTTGAGAATCTCAATATACTTCTCTTTCAATTCACCTAGAGTTTTACAAGCTCGTAAGGCTTTTTCAGCGTTAGCTAAATCAGCAGACTCTTTGTCGGTTCTTTCTTTGAGCTTGCGTTCAAGGTTACCGTCGTCATCAGTATCGACAAGTAAATCAAGCATTGCTATATATGAATACCTTTTCATATAAGTAATACCTGAGCCTTGTGTTTGTGGGTTATTAGGTGCGCTTTCGACTGGTGCGATATCTTCAAGCACCTCACCGCTTTCTAGGTGAATAAGCTTCGTTCTAATAGCCGTTTTAGTATCGATATGACTGATTGTTTGTTTAACCATCAATCCACATTTCTCTAAGTCTTCTCGCGTCTCACTAACTACAACATTGTAATCTGCGTACTTGCTTTTGAAGTATGGGTTCTCTTTTGAGGCTTTCACAAGTGGTGTTATTTTACGAAACTCCTGTAGGGCTTTGTATAATTCACTCATCGCGCCTCCTTTCTATAAAAATCTTAAATATCTTCCATTTGTGTAAACTGACCAAGCCTTATAGCCTTGTGATTTCCAGACGTTATAAGCACAGTCAATGTTTACTTCTGGGTTGTGTGAATCGCAGTTCTCTCGACCAGGTAAAATCCTTACCTGAAACAGAGAAACTGAATAGCCATATACTCTTCCATTCTGAGTAAATGTCAGGCTCGTGTCGCCCGTAGAGTTTTCATTACACGAACTCTCAGCTTGCATAATAGCCTTCATAATTCGCACGTCCCAGTTGTATTTTTCAAGTAAAGGTTGAAACCTGTCGCAGCCGCCTACACCGGCTTTCTCCATAGCTTTTTGAGGTGCAGGCGAGGCTTCAACCCTTGCGGCTTTTTGAGGTAGCAACGGTTGCCGCTTTTCCGTCGCTACTGTTTTGACACTTCAATTTTGACATTCTTGACGATTGTTGCAGCTTCAGCTTTGACTTGTTCAGTCTGATTTTTCTGGTAGTACATACCGCCGATAAAAGCGACGATTGCAGTAATTAAAATCGTGATGATGATAGTTTTGATAGTTTCAATATTAAATTTTTTCATTTTGTTCTCCTTGTTTTGTTTTTTATTTTCTTTATTTTCTTTTAGGCTAGACATTGTACTAACTCCTCTCTAGCACATATGTTTACAACTTCGTCCTCAATTCCATCACAATCTGGGTTCGGACAATAAAACTCAGGTTCACCCTGACAACCACACCACTCAGCTTCTTTACCTGAACAGCAAGGTTGAATTACTTCTAGGTTATCGTGGTTGCAATACCACTCGTTATCAAAGAAATCAAAGCGATAACTTGCTCTAATTTGCTTTACGTTAATTTTCATATTTACTCTCAATCTGCCATTTGATATAATGGCTTTGTAGCCGCTCTTTTGAGCGGTTTTTGCTTTATGCTGCCCACTTTTTAGCGCAGGTGTGGGAGACCTGTAGTGAGCAGCGCTGAGCGTTCGAAAAATAAATAAGAACTACAAAGTTGTAATAAACTTAACCCATCGAACGCCAGCTGAATTAAAAATGTGCTAGCGGCTATACAAACCGCTCGACGCTACTCACTAATTCCAAATTGTTAAAATACTAACTTCTACACGTGTTACGCCTGAACCTTGAGCAATCTGTCACGCTTGTATAATTTTCGTCGTACGCTCTTTTACGGTGTCGCTTACGTAATCGTAATAGTACAGTTTGTTAATTCTGCACGAGGCTATCAGATACGCATTTGACAACCTCGTGGAAATTAAAAAACACCACTTTCGTGATGTAGATAAAAAAAGAACCGCCATAAAGGCGGTGGTTTACAAAACCGTTGCTCTAGCC